CGGGATCTTGCGCGTCAAGCTCGTTGTACTTGTTAGCAAGTGCTTGCATACCTGAAGACGCAGCGTCCATGAACCCTTCATTGATCGCCTGACCCTGCTCTGTCCTTGGGCTGTAGTTGAGCATGTCGTCAACGTAAGCCTTCTCTTCCATTAGCTGATCGAGAGACTTGTCGGTAAACGCTTGATTGCCTAGTGATATCCCAGAAGAAATGATGGGTCCAGCGAATCCACTGATCGCATCCAGCCCGACATCCGTCATCGTGCTCGGACCACTGACGGTTCCTCCATCAGCCCACTTGACTTTGTTTGCCCAGTAAGCTGCAGATGCTGGACCCTTAGCGATGTTAGATGCGTGACGAGCCTTGAAAGACTTACGCTTAGCTTTAGTCTTTGCCGAGTCATTAGCCTTTGGCTTTCCGGCAGTGCTCGCGCCTTGCTCGCCAAAGCGAATCATCTTGTCTTTGCCATCGACCCTTGTCTTGACGACGTGAGATTTTGTGGCGTGGTTGGGCGTTCGACGCGGCGTGTTTAGTTCAAGATCATCTTTAATGGACATTGTAAATCCTATGCAGCGTATGGATTAGAAATTTGCGATGGCTCGACGCGGCGCTCGTCGGGATCTCTCGCCTGCGGCAGCTCAAACCATCTGTCATCTCTGAAGTAGATGATGGCCTGAGTAAATGTGTCAACGTAATCATCGTGCGCTGCAATCGGGAATTTTGAAAGCTCCTTAATAAAGTCTTCAGACCAACTAACAAAGTTGCCGGGATTCTTTTTAGACTCCGGCACCCACACCATTTCCAACTCAAGCGTTGGAGCTGCTTGATGAGCACGGCTAACCTTGTCAGCGTTACCAGGGTTATAGCCGATAGCAGGCACTTTAGCTAACCGAAGGTCTTGAAGCAATGACTGTCCACTAGCCTTGGCTTCGACTAATATTCTATCGGGCCGGCGCGGTCGCGAGAACTGGCTGTCGGCTGTCATTCCTCCGTACTCTGTATTCCAATCCTTGATCGCTCGCTCTCTCAAGTCAGGATAGCCGAGGTGCTCGGCCCATGCGTCGATGAGCATGACGTTGTGCGCGCCTTCGTGCGTGAAGATGGCCCAGACGCTACACGCCGTGGGATCGCCTGTCGTCTTCTCAGTGAACGCGCAGTCATAGCTTTGCAGTATGTACTCAAACGGCGGCAGTCCTTTTTCCGCCGGCCACATCTGCAGGAACTTAGTCTTGAGAATTCCGCCCTCGCTTGGCGATGGGTCTTGCTGTAGCTGTCCCGCTGTACCGTAAGCGCCGAGCAGTTTCTTCAGCGTGGCTATCTCTTCCTCACCAAAACGCTCGGGGCATATCAGCTCGCCCTTAGTCTTGCGCGGGTCGTAGGGTCCGAGAGATGTCTTACGACGCTCCTCGTCCCACTCAGCGGGAATCTTGAGATGCTCCCATCCGCCAATGTCCTCTAAGATATGTCCCGAGATGTCTCTCTCATGGAGCCGCTGCATCACCGTCACCATCGCATCACGCTTCGGATCATTGAGCCGCGTTGACCAGACCTGATCGAACCATTCAAGCGATGACTGCCTGATCGTGTCAGACTGAGCCTCTTGGGCGGCGTGAGGATCGTCTAGCAGTAATCTAGATCCACCTTCACCTGTCGCCGTACCGCCAACTGACGTCGCTATTCGATAGCCTGTCTTGTCGTTCTCAAATCGCTGCTTAGCGTTCTGGTCTCCAGACAGCCTGAACATATGACCCCAACGCTCCTGATACCAAGGGGATAGCACCAGTCGTCGAGCCTTGATGTTGTCACGAATGCTCAGACTGCCGGAGTAGCTCGCGGCCAAGAACTTCTGTGACGGGTCAGTCAGCCATTCCCACATCGGCCAAATTACGCTGACGATCGTAGACTTGCTGTGTCGCGGGGGGATATTGATAAGCAGCTTGCGAATCTCGCCGGTCGAGATAGCTTCCAGATGCTCGCAGATTTCTTGAATGTGCCAGCCGTGAACGAACGGAACGCCCGGCTCGACAACGTGCCAGCTTTGTTTAACAAATTCGTATAGAGAAGCCGAGGCAAGCCGCCTGTCCTTCTCATACCTGATCGCCTCTGCAATCAAGACAGGTGACGCTACCGCGTTCACTAGACCTGACCGTCTACGTTCCCGCTCTTCTGCATCAGATACTCCATGTTGTCTAGCTCCTCATCGCTGAGATTTTTAAGGTCCAGCGCCGCCACGGTAATAGGTCCGCCGCCAGCGCCGACGTGCTCTTGCACCGCCTTGTCGCCATAAACCTTCGGCATCATCTTGCTGAGCAGCCATTTTCTTGAGTCTACACGCAGCCTCTGGTGCTGGACCGCTGCGCTGTCATAGCGGCTGACGCCTGCGGCATCGACCACGGTCACAGGGTCTGTGTCACTGATCTCTAGTATTTCATCAGCAATCGAGTGTATCATTGCCTCGTTCGCGCGCGCGTACTGGACGCCAAGGCCGTCGCTCTGCTTCGTCCATCCCAAGAAAGTTGACTTAGCAATCCCAGCAGAGAAGCAAGACTTACCGCAAGGCACACCCTGCTCCATCATGTTGAAGACCTTCTGAGCTATCAACTTTTTGTTAGCCTCTGTGTATTTCTTTCCCATCGTCTTGTCCACCAGTCGATTATATGTCGGCATCTTAACCTAGCTCGTCGAGCGCCACACCATCCATTATTTTCTTTTCTTTTGCTTCAATGCACTCGCTAAGCGTCGGCATACAGCAAAGCCCTTCGATCCTCTCATCGTACACGATCAACTCCTTGACCTCTCTACACTCGTTAAACGTATCGTGCGTTGAGAATTTGATCCACCCATCGCTGAGTGTCATCAAGAATAATAAGACCTCCATCACTTGTTCCTATAAAAAAATATTGAGGCGATAATTACCGCCATGAAAAATGCCCAGCTAAAGATTGCGGTAGCAACCGCAGCAAACAATCTCTTTCTTTCCCTCCGACGAATCTTGATGTCCCTCAACTCCTTCTCATGTGCATGCTTCGACTCTGCAATTCTAGACTTGATAGAAGCGTACAGTTCTCCCTGACCTTGCATCAAACAGACATCTTGTAATGCTCTATCAAACGCAATTAGTTGGCGCTTAGCTCCTTCAAGCGCAATTGCATCGCGGTAAGACAGAACACCGTTTTTCTTTCTTTCTACGTCCTGAACCTTCTCTGTAGCATCTGCCCAACTACCGCAAAGGCTTTCTAGGTTATTGCCTGTCTCCTTAACAGTCTTGATGCCGTCGTTTAACATTTTCAATGCGCTTAGTACGGCTACTACTTCACCTATCATCAGTCTTGGAACTCGGAGTCTGATGGCACCCACTTGGGTAGACAGTAGGCTCGCACAGGAGACTCTTTCCTGAGCGAATCTTTGGGTGACGTTTTTTGCCAGTTCAAAATTTCAGCATAACTCGTACACTGGTAAGCAGACCTGAAAATCATGTCCTGCTCTTCTGCATAATTTTGCCCGTCAAAAGTCACGATGAGTATGAACGCTAAAATCATTATCCAATCGTACAAGTACAATCCTCGTTGTACTAGGTACAAAGTACAACCCCTATAGGGTTGTTGTACTTTTTGTACCCAAAAATACACCTCTTACGGTGAATATGTACAAAAGGTACAAAAAGTACATTTGTACAAATTTGTACCACTTTATTTGTCCTTCCTGAGCATCAAAGCAGAGGCCATAACGAGGTCTAAAAGAACGTGACCATGCTCATGTTTTGCAATAATTTCGGCACTGATTAGTACCGCGACCGGACCATTTTCGTAGCTCATTTTCATGTAATTACTGACAGATCCTTCTTTCAATCCATCTCCCCGAAGCATCTGCTTGAATGCTGAAGTGGAAACGTATGGACGATCTATGCCCTCAAACAATCTGGTCTCTGCCCCTCCGCTCCACCAAGCCCTTTCTAACAGCTTTCGATGCTTATCGAGCTTGCCGTCCTTCTTAACCTTTTCGACCCTGATACCGTCGTCAATGACCGCTACGCAAGTACTGACGTTCTCGCCCCACTTGCTCAGTCCCATCTCGATGACGTCAAGCTTGAAGGGAATCTCGACGCCTTTTGACGCCAGCTCACGTTGCTTAGTAATCGT